TGCAGACCGGATCATTTCCGGGGACATGTCCCCCAGCTCCAGCTCTTCCTTGCCTTCAGCCTGCGCCGCCTGCGCACTCTGCATCAAGCTGGCAATCTTCTCGATGCCGAGTTTATTGACGATTGTGGAAATGCTATCCATGAGTTCCTTCCCGAACACCATGCGATAGCGCAGCGCCGTAGCGCCATTGGCGACAAACGGGACGTTTTTCTCGGTTCCGTCTGCCATCTGCAAATTGATTTCAGTATGCATTTGCTATCCCTCCGTATTACGCAGAAAAGCCCCGTGGCGCGAAACCACGGGGCGACAGTCGAAATCAGGCGCTGGCGTTGACGGTGATCGTCTTCGTGGTGAAGATGGTCCCATCGGATACCAGCGCACACTTGATGGTCGCCGTACCAGCCGCCACAGCATGCAGCACGCCGGTGGAGCTGTTGATGGTGGCGTTGTCGGTGTCAAGCGAAGACCAGGTCACGGCCAGCCCTGCGGGGTTGGTGGTGGCGGTCAGGGTAACGTCATCACCGCCCACGGTGATGCTGTCATTGCCGCTGATCGTGATGGTGCTGGTGGCCACCACCGGCACGTACACGGTATTGTACCATGCCTGGTACGTCGCGTCGGTCGTGTCGGAGCAGCTCCTCGCCTTCACGACGGTCTTGCCGATGCCGGACAGATACACGGGCGACGCCGTGATCTCCACAGTCTCGGTCTGCACTTCGGTCTCGTCCTCCTTCGTCTTGCCTTCGACGCTCGGACGGGAGGCGGTGCAGTTGTACAGCACATGGCGAATATGGTTCACGTCGCCGTCGAACTCAAACAGCAGCGCAAAGTGTACGCTGGCGGCTTCGGCGTTCTCGATCATGACCCCATTGCCGTCCATGTAGTCGCCCAGGATGGCGGTGCGGAAGTCCTCCGGGATCAGGGCGCTCTCGAAATCGCCGCTGTAGCCGTTGTTGTTGTTCACGACGTAGTACTGGATGCCGTCGGCCCAGAATACGGAAGGAGATCCCTCCGCGTCCAGGTTCAGCGAAACAGCGCCCGGCCACGGCTTCACAGTGCCGAAGGTCGGGACGTTGCTATCGTCGAACGTCACGACGGCATAATGGACGTTCTTGAGGTTATACCTCACTTTGTTCTTCTTTACCGACATCGTTATTATCCTCCTTTTCTTCGTCCGGTTCGCTGTCATACTCGATTACGGTGCCGTACCGAACCTCATATAGCTTTTCGTCCTCTATCCAGGTTTCCGTCTTGTTCCACGGCACATCCCATGAGGCAAGCACCCGCTCAATCTTTCGCTCGTGCTTCGGTTCTTTGATATCCGTGTACAACTCGATAGACAGCCCTGTGCGCTGTTGGTATACGACGCCATCGGCGAAGAAGTTATCGGAATCCGGGAAGAGGAAAACCACGAAAGGCGGGTCTGGCGATTCACCCTCGGCAAAGTGATCATATGCACACGGAAGGCCGATCTCCTCCACCATCGTAACAACGTCATCGTATGTCATAAAAATCACCTCACACCTTGCCAGCTGCCTTTTCGACTTCCTCCTGGAACTTATCGTTGGCGTACTGTTCAGCCGGAGCGATATGCACACGCGCCGCCACGCGCCCACCTCCGCGTTTTGCATGGCCATGTTCCAGCAGATGCGTCAGCATGTACCATTTCGCGTTGTGAACAACGCCCTCGATCTTGTCGGCACTCTCAGATACAACTTTGAAGCGCCATCCCTTGGAATACCCGCCTATGCGTTTCGGTGACGATCCTTTCAGCTGCTTCGCTGTGTCTTTGCCGACCTTCGTTGCGGCTTCTTTTGTCGCCATGGACAGATCTTCCGTATACTCGGACAGGTATTCGTTTATGGTGGATGCCAGCTGATCGACGCTTATCCTCCGATTGCTCATGCACTCACCGCCTTTTGCCATTTACAGCGGATACGAACGGACTGGTTTTGATAGTTCATTTCGTCCACGGCAATGATATCGTAGATCGAACCGTTGAAAAGAACCCTAAACCCGTCGCTGGTCAGTGCTTTCAATTCAGAGCAGTATCTGACTTCAAAGTTGACAGACTCTTCGGGAATGGTCTGCGCTTCCCCCTGCTCCTCTTTGTCGAACTGATATGTACCGGCATATGCCCAGCAAGAGAAGTAATCCGTCCACGTGTTGACGTGGTTCAGATGCTTGTCCGTTGTGACGGTGTTCTTCTGTATGGTGATACGCTTATTGAAGCGTGCCACTTTACGATTCATCAGAACACCCCCTCCCGAACAAAGCAGAGCAAATTGCGCAATGTAATCGCCAGATCATTATGATCGGCGTCCTCGCGGTGCTCGAACAGATAGCCAACCGTGTATAGGATTGCTGTTTTGAGGACAGCACGCTTTCCGATCAGCTCTCTGCTGTCTTGCCCTGTGGGTTCTGCGATAACCTCTGCCCAGGCTTCATCTGTCAGCCTACCGACATCCGCGCAGTATTGCTCGGCGGTAGCGAGGAAGCTATTGATAAGTGTTTCCTCGTCCGCCGAATCAACGCGCAGATATGTTTTCGCCTCGTCCAGCGTAACAAGCGCCATATCAATAGCCTCCCCTCGTTATCATGCAGAAGGCTCGACGATGCGCAGCTTGTATGTGGTCTCGGCATAGCCATCAGCCCACAGCGTGAAGCTGTCCACCGACTTCTGGGTGTTATCTCCGGCCAGCACCAGATCAGCCGCAACCCAACGGACGAAGTAACCAGCGCCAAGGCTGCAGCTGGTAGCCTCGGAAACGTCCTCGGCAGTCAGCAGCTTGCCGTTGTACTTCAGACCGGTGATGGGAGAGATGCCGGCATTGACGCCAATGCCCAGCCACTTGTGGACGCCCCAGCCGTTGCCGCCGTCGAAGTCCTTCAGTTCGGATACCTTCTTGTCAAGCGTGATGGTGATCACGCCATTGCTTTCGGCCACGGACGATATGTGGTTGGTGTTGTCCTGTCTGTCAGCATGTCCGGCCACGCTGTCCGTCACGTCCTTGGTGACAGTCAAGGAGAAGGCGTCGCCGACCATCAGGCCGGCATTCTTCAGCTTGGTGATCAGACTGTTCAGCGTGGTGCGCACCTTCGCCACAGAGTCGCTCTGTACAGCATCGGTGCTCATATTCTCCAGCAGACCGCCGTCGTTGTCACCGTCGAATACCAGCTTGCCGCCGATATGGGTGACGTCGCCGCCCGGTTCGGTGTAGTTTTTCACATTGAAACTCATGTTTTATCCTCCTCGTCCTTGAAAGAATATCGAGGGCTGTTTCTGCGAATGAAACAGCCCTCTGTATCATCAGGAGATAGTGGTGCTCAGCTTGCGCACCGCTTCGGGCAGGATCAGCTTGCCATCCACGCGCTCGGTGACCAGGAAGCCAACCTGACCGTTGACGGCGAACAGCTCATTCAGAGCCTTGATGGTCATGCCCTTGCGCTCGGCGATGTAGTACCAGGAGAAGTCACCGAACAGCAGCGGCACATAGGTGCCGGCGGTGGCACCGAGAACCGGGTATTCGGGAGAGGTCTCCACGGGATAGCCCATCAGCCTGTCGGGCTGGCCCTGGGTGAGCGCGGGCTGCCACATGTAGATGCCGTTGCCATCCTTCAGCTTGCGGATGCCAGCCAGGGTAGCATCGTTGGTCATGAACACGGCGCGCTTGCGGTAGGGCGCTTTCAGGTCGTAGATCAGGTTGATGATGTCATCAGCCTTGATCGTGCCGGGGGTGGCGCAGGTCAGGAGACCGGTCGCGTCAGTGATGACGCCAGTGGGACGATCATCCTGAGGATCGACGCCGGTGCCGGTGATGAATGCCGCTTCCTCGGCGACACCGATGGCGCGGGTCAGAGCACGCTGGATATAAGCCTCGATGTTGAAGGCAGAATCATTCAGCAGCTCCTCGGTGGCCTTGATGATGGCACCGAGCTTGTGGTGGGACAGGGTAACCTGACCGAAGGAGACATCGGTCTGGGAATAGGCGGCTTTTTCGTCCGTCCAGGTAGCGACAGCATCATCGCCGGCAGACGGGATCTTCAAGGTCCCGGAGTTGGTGTTGATGGTCGTGGCCAGGCGGCGCATGACGCCATCTTCCTTCAGACCTTCGATGATCATGTTGGCGAACTCGTCGGGAACAGTGTAGCCGCCATCAGCAGCCACGCCGACGGACAGAACGTCGGCAGTGTTCTTGAACTTGCCGCGCATCCCGTCGAAGAAGCTCTTGTGGTACTCCTTGGAGGCTGTGGTCATGCGCTCGGCTCCTTCACCAGCGCCAGCGCCGGGGCGGTGGATGATGGGAGTGCCGATGGGCTGCTTCATGGAATTCTCCATGTCCTCCAGCCGCTGCTGGCGCTCGATCTGGGCGGTCAGATTCTTGATGTCATTCTCCATGCGCTCGTAGGTCTGCGCATCTTCGGCGCTCATGGTGCCGTTCTCCTGGGTGTGAGTATCCAGGAACTTCTTGGCCTCCTCCCATGCGGAGGCACGCTTGTTGTACAGCTCGTTGATGGTCATTGATTTTTCCTCCTTAGAAATTTTTCTTGATCTCGTTCAGTCGGTCGTAATACGCCTTGACATCTACGGAGTTGTCAGTATCCTGTTCGGGGTCGGGCTCAGGATCCACGTGGTACGCAGCTGTGAGCTTGTTGGTGACGCTGGCGACATAGTTCCTGGTGCTGTAGTCAGCAGCCGCAGGAGCGCTGTCCTTCTCGCCATCCATGTATGCGATCTTGTCCGCAAAGCCAAGCTCCACGGCCTTTCGCGCATTCATCCAGGTCTCATCCTCCATCAGCCTGGCCAGCTTCTGCCTGGACATACCAGTCTTGATCTGGTAGGCGTTGATGATAGATTCCCTGACCTCGTTGAGGATGTCGATTGCCTTCTGCATCTCATTGTGATCACCAAAGGCGATGGTGGCAGGATTGTGGATCATGATCATGCCGGCGGGAGAGATAAAAACATCCGTTCCAGCCATTGCGATTACGGATGCCGCAGAAGCCGCAAGAGAATCAATCATCACTTTGATGCGCCCCTTGTGCTCCATCAGCATGTTGTATATCTGGGCGGCTGCGAATACATCACCGCCGGGGCTGTTGATCCACACTTCGATGTCTCCAGGATGGCTTTCCAGTTCCTGCCTAAACTGTTCCGGGGTGATTTCGTCGCCCCACCAGGTATCCTCGGAGATCGGGCCGTTGAGGTACAACCGATTGGATTCTTCACCGCCATCGTTGGTTACCTTCGCCCAATTCCAGAACTGTTTCATTCTGGATTCCTCCTTTCTCTACGTTTTGCGGGCGTCATCACTTCATTCCGACGCCCCCTTTCTTGCCTGAGTAATGGGTATCATGTTGCCGTTGACCAGGTAGTCATCGCCGCCTTGATCTGCGGGAATCCTGTCCATGTTCTCCAGCTCTCGGATGTCATTTGCGGACATCCACCCATTCTGGCGTCCGACAGCATAGCCGTTCATGCGGGACTGATAATCACCGCGCAGAAGGCCGTCCACGTTGAATTTGATGAATACCTTTCCCTTTTCGGCTGGCTGCAAGAGGGAGCGACACATGGACTGCTCCCAGCGGCTCACCCAGGGATTGAGCGTATACTTCACAAATTCAAGGGATTGCTGCTCGATATTAGAAAAGCTCGACTTTTCCAGGTCGCCGACCATGTGCGGCGGTATGCGGAACAGGCGGGCAATTTCATCGATTTGGAACTTGCGCGTTTCAAGGAACTGCGCCTGTTCCGGCGAAATGGAGATAGGCGTAAATTTCATG